AACATTTCCAGACTTAAACATACTTGCTACTGTTGCGGCAGATAAAGCGTCCATCATAGCAGCACATCCTGTTGCTCCCCAATGGTCAGTTGCTGCAGCGTTTCCAGAAGTAAAATTTTTCATTGCGGTTGCAGATTTTGCCACATAAAAAGTTCCATAAGTTATTGTCCCGGCTGAACCATAGTCTGTATATCCACCTGAATTTATATCGTCAAGGGAAAATGTTGTCCCATCGATGACAGTAATCTTATATAATTTATAGTTTAATTGTGTCATTCCGACTACAGCAGTTATCATTATCATATCGCCTGTAGTAAGTGCAGCTGTATTAGCTACCGTGATAACACAAGGGTCAGCTTTGGAAGCTCCTGTTATTGACATTGTTGCTGCTATACAGGTTGCTCCAATAGAAATTTCATACATTAAACCATTTAGGTCTGCTACTCCGCAATTCTGTCCGTTATGAGTAGTTTTGGCAAAAGGAGTCCCTGAACCAGTCTTACCACAATTGCTATAACCATCAGTTATGTAGGTCACTTCATTATCATCAACATCTTTTAGAACATTATTATTACAACCTTTCGGATAATTATAAGTAGCGTTATACCAAGCACAATAAGTAGTAGCACTCGAAGCCTGAGCGTGAGCAAGCGCCAACACAGCCAGCGCCGCATAAATAAATCTTGAACAACAAAAGAAGATTGAATTTGCGTTTTCAGCTCCATCCACACCGTCTCGAGCATGGGCAGCCTTTATCATTTCGTAATAGTAATTTCCTGCACAAGCGGTTAAATCTGCTATAGGATTATGAGCTGAGGCAGTTGATATAGGTAGTCCATTTTTGAGAGAACTTCCAATATATCCTGATCCCCAAGCATTTTTAGAAATCATATATTTATCTACAAAAAATCCGTCTTTTTCTACTCCACCATCTATAAAGACACGATGTAAAGCATACCCATCTGCGTTAGCAAGTGTGGTAGTCGAATAAGTATCTATTCCTTTTATAGTTATTGTATTAGTAGAAATTTTGTAATAGAATTTAGGTATCCACACCATTACGCTACCATCACGATATTGATAATTCCCGTAATTATCGTCAAGAGGGTCTTGATAACCCGCTAATGGTATCATGCCTACAGGTACGTTCCCTGCTGGAGCAATTCCTACTCCAAATCCAGCAGCACCAGCAACGCCAATTAAATTTACAGCACTACCACCAATTAAATGATTTATACTCCCATCGCCAATATAAAATTTATGTTTATCAGTAAGCCAGCCACCTTCACCGCTATCTAACACTGGTAGATTAATTCCAAGCCCTTGTTTAAATATTATTTTACCCATTAAAAAGTACCTCCTTTCACAGTTGATTCTCCAATGATTAGCCAATTAGCATTATCTGAAACAATAATTACATACGCATACTGATAGTTAATATCTGTATATGTTAAAGCTCCATCTATAGTTTCTGTTCCATCACCGTCTATAGTGATAAGATTGGCATTATCATCAGTTTTCTTTATAGTAAAAACAATTCCAGAATTGCCTACAGCGGTCGGTAAAAGTATAGTATAGCCACTTGCAGCAATTACGGTAATAAGCCCCGACTCCGCTATATTTAAAGTTGCAGTCGTTGTTTTTGCTGTAACTTTATGGTTAATGACTGGAGTGGTTATAGTCGGACTTGTCCCAAACACCAATAACCCGCTTCCTGTTTCGTCACTTATAACTCCTGCAAGTTCGGCAGAAGTGGTTGCGGCAAAGACAGATAATTTATCTGCCACCATAGCGAGTTGATAATTCGCTGCTCCGTCCCCTATAAATACTTTATGAGTATCGGTTGTGAAGGCTGGCTCACCTTGGTTTAATACCGGGATATCCGCTTCCGCTCCTCTTAAAAATTTTATTATATTGGACATTTAAAACCTCCAATCTATGACTTTACTTTTTTAGCTTTTTTTCTTTTGGCTGATAACTTTTCTTTTAGTATATCCTGTTCTCTTTCAAACTCTTTTATAACCCCTATTAATTTATTATTATCCTTTGTCAAATTTAAAATAATTTTTTTTCTATTTTCCTCTTGCCCTACAAGTAAATCATATTTTCTCTCTAATTCTGAATAGGATTTTTCACAAAGATAAAGTTTGTTATCCTTCTCTTTTGACTGTAAATTTAATTCTGTTATTCTTTTATCCAGATTTTGGTTAGTCAAAACATACTTCGAATTAGAATCCTTTAAGCCCTGGTTCTCTTTATTTAACGAAGCTGTTTGTAGTTCCCTTTGGGTTATGCCTTTATTCAAAGCGGTAAAATTCTTATTCCAGGCCAAAGCTATTTTTGACCAATTCTTTGCTTTTACCATTTGCTCCCCCAATAAAGCGAAAACTTCATCAGTCGTTATCATGCTCGGTTCACCGGTGATAAATTTATTCTCCTCTACTTTTTGGTTTACTGTATTTTCTTTTTTGGCTGTAAAAGAGCCACCATCAAGTTCTTTTTCCATTTTATTTCCCATCCTTTTTAAAAATATTAGGGGAAGTTTTCACTCCCCCTTTTTAAATGTTATGCAAAAGCTCCCCCATCAATGGTTGAAGCTGAATGTAACAAAGTATTTGCTCCAGCTCCATGTACTCCGGTTGTCGCTACATCATGATCATAAGCCCATTCAGAAGTCGGTGCTTTGGTTGCCAGGTCTTGTGTTGGTGCTCCTTCTAAATAGGTAGCTGCAAATTCCACAAACTCAACGGCATCTTCTCCTACATTTACTCGAAGTATTTTCCCTCCATCATCTGTATAATTAGCCGGAAAATCTGTTAATTCTAAAAGAGTATCAATAACACTCCCAGCTTGTGTTACCTCTGTCCATACTGCATTATCTTCTGTATCATCAAGACAAATATATGCTTTATCAGCTGTAACATCTATCCAATGCGAATTTACACTATATCCTTCAGTAGTATCATTTGTTCCTACTGGTGCTACGGTTGCATCAAGTTTATTTTTTGTATTTACTATATTATCTAATCCCAGGGATGCTAGAACTGTTGCTCCGCTTTCATAAGCAAATGCTCCCGCTCCGGTGGCTACAATAAATTGTCCATCGGATTCAGCTGCTCCTAAAGTGATTAAATCCTCAAGTACGGTTACAACGCTCAAAACATTTCCAGTTTTAGTCAGTCCTGTACCTGCATCAATATACCCTGCATCAGAAAACTGACTAAAAGTAATATTATCCGTATCTACTACAACAGATTCCGGCTCATTAGTACAGACCCAACCGGTATTAGAGTTGACTGTTCCACTTGTAACAAAGACAAAAGATCCCGCCACTTCCGCGGCTGCATCCATATCTTCTGCCCTGGACCATGCTCCCACTTGCGATACATAAATTCCATTTTCCTTAGGATCGGTCTGATCTTTTACCAGAATCCTATCTGCCGAAGATAATACCCCATCGATAGTTTGCTCATCTTCTAATGTTATATCCTCTGTTGTCGCTATAACACAGGCTGTATGAACATTTAGCCCCTGGGCCACGCTGTCAACATATGCTTTTGTTGCTCCATCTTGCGCTGCTGCAGGATCTGCCATCCCTGTTATTTTTTGAGAATTAATTGCTACATCTCCGGTTGCTGCTGCCAGAGCTGCTGCCACATTTGTCCAGTCCGTTACATCTGCTCCGGATTCCACACTTATTATAGTCAAAATCTCCGCTGCGGTTAATGCTGCGATATTCCCTCCGGTTTTTCTTCCTAATATTCTTTGTTCTGCTACATCTACCTTAGCCGGGGTATCATCAGAAACTGCTGCAATAATAGAATGTGCTCCTAATAAAGAATCCATGATCACTCCCAGGGGATTTGAACCATCACTAATATAAAGTTTTTTTGTATCGGTTGCAAATAAAGGTTCTCCCGCTACTCCGTTAGGAATACTTGCTACTGCTCCTCTCTTAAATTGAATTACATTTGACATTTAATTCATCTCCTTTCTTTTTTTTATTAACTTTCCCATTCTCCCATATCTAAAGATTTTGATTTAAAAATTATATTCCAACCTCCAACATCGGATTTTAAATAAACCCAACTATTTTTATAATTTAATTCTGTATACGATGCTTCCCCTGCTATGGTTTGGCCTGCTGCTGGAACGATTGTTATCCTATGATTATTATCATCTGCTTTATAAATCAAAAAAGGCAATCCTTTTGTTATCCCGGTTGTATCTGGCAAGGTAAGAGTCCAATCTTCGGAAGCTGTTAATTTTATTACTCCGGATTCGCTTATCGTCAAAACACATGCTCCGGATTTTTCAGTTATCCTCCGGAGCTCGGCTTCTATTTTAGATATAGCATTTTCTATTACATCATAACTATCGGAAGTTACTATTTGTTCCGGTTGTCTGTCTACGGTTAATTCATCAAGTGTACCTGGGAAATTCGCTTGTTTTTTTGCCATATGTCATCTCCTCTCTTTTAGAATTCGAATTCCACTCCGGCTTTTATATAATATTTATCAAAGCTAAATTCGTAATCTTCCAATGTGAATATCCTTGCTCCTATTCCTACTACGATATTCTTATTAATATTATAACATAAATCCATGCCTGCCTTGATGTCCTCAAAATCGTACCCTGTAATATTTAAACTTAAATCTTTCCAATCCCATAATTGATAACTTAACCCCGGGGAATAGTATTTATCTTCCAGGTCATAAACCATACTAAATGCCATAGCATATTTCTTGTCCACTTCCTTCTGTATCGGTGCTCCGGCCTTTAATTCGTTTATTACTTCTTTCGCTTTGCGGTGTCTGGTTATGGTTACTCCGCTCTCGAGTGATACCAGGTTCCCCTGATCATCTTCATATATGACGATCTTATCTTCCCCGGTGTTAATAAGTATCTTGTCCGGGCTGGCCTGGAATTCATTTATCCGCTCTTCAAATTCTGCTCTGGCCACTTCTATCTTTTCAGCATTGACTTCCGGTTCTTTTTCCAATTCAATTAATTCTTCCTTTTTGGCTTCGTATGTTGGAGCTTCTTCTTTGACTACGGTTGTTTCCTTCAGGGTATTTACTACTACCTTCTTCTCTATTTCCGCTATCTCGGTTCGTAAGGTCAAGATTGTACCTTGCTGCTTCTGTAATAATTCAATGATCTCCAATTCTTTGCTTTTATCAATCCTCTGGCCTTTCCACTTCTGGTATAATAAATACCCCTCGTATCCGGCAAAGATTAATATCCCTATTAAAATAATTATTGCAATTACTTTTAAAGCTGTTTTCATTCCTTATCATCCTCTCTAATCACAATAACATCGTTTGTATAGGAATATTTCTTGCATTCTTCATAACCTAAATAATACTTATCGCCATCTGTAGTTGATATCTCTGCATATATTATAATATTTCCATCCATCCTTTTTCACTCCTTTTTAAATATGCCTATTATTTTCTTCCACAGCCAGACGATAATTTTCCAGATTCCTTTTGCTAATAAAATAATCCATCGATACCAGCTTTTTAAAAAGTCCAGAATATTGAAAATAACATAAATCGCTGCCATTACCAATAGAATCATGAATATTAATTCTAATAATTTCATCTTCCATTCCTCCTTTTATTTAAATTGTATTTTCCACGAAAATGTTCTATTTCCGTATTTTACCCAGACATTTCTCTTGAGCTTTCCTTTTATCGAACAATTCACTGTATTTACTATCCCGGTATTGTTTCCAAATTTAACACATTGACAGCTATGGTTCCAGGTTATTTTGTTCGGGTTTAAATATACTTCTTTGCCTTTGATATCAAATCCCTTTACGGTTAACGTTAGCTCCTCTGCTGTCACTATGGTTTCGCCCGCTGTTATTTTTATTCCACCATTATAGTAAACTTGCAATTTGTTCAAATCCGTATCGCTCCCGAGAGATTCACTATTTTTAAGCTCGATATCCTCTTTGTTTTTTTTGTCCTTTTGCTTTTTTGTTATGCCTATTGTTAAAAATAAGGCTACTAATATAATAATTATTACGGCTGTCATATTTTTCACCTCCTTTCGTTTTATTTACCCATCATTTTCTCTTTGTGACCCATCTACGCTTTTCCCCTTTGGCTTGCTGGTATCTTTTTACCTTATTCCCCGGAGACCCCTCTTAAAATCAATTTAAATCGATATTCTCATCCAGGATGTATCTTTTAATTTATGATAATAAACTGATACGTAAGATATTTTGCCCTGCTTCTCTTTTGCTATTGGTAATCTGTAGGTTATTGAATTCGGTTCTTTTAGGATAATGTTTCCAACATAATTCTGGTATTTCCAGGTAATATCTTTTTCTATTAATGGTATCTCTTCTATCTGTTTTTCATCTGTATATCCCTTTACTGTAAATTTTATAATTTCCCCTGGAATCGCATTGTATGGATTTTCTCTGGAATAATCCGGGAATATATGTACAAAATTTGGTTCGATGCTGGTTTCTTTTTGTTTCCCCCGGTTGATAAAATATAATGTTATAAGTGGAATAATGATTGCCATTAATAATAAATATATCCATGTGGTATCCATATCTGTCCTCCTTTCTTTTAGGCCTCCCCTCCGTTTAGGCCTTTAGGCATAAAGTCCGCAAATAACTTTATTTTAACCATGCGGAGGTTCGGCCTTTTTATTAACAGTTTCCTTTTTTCCCGCCTGTTCTTGAACCTGATCCTCTTCCTGGAGCTCTTCCGCTTCCTCCACCTCGGCCATTCCGCGGTCCTTGACTTCCTTTTGGTGGTCCAGTGCCATCTTTTTTAGGCATTCTTATCATCTCCTTTCTTTATATATTTAATTGCTTCTTCTAATGTCTTAAAATAATGGTAAACCCAATCTTTAGATTTTAACCCAGTTCTTACCCACGCTTCAGAAGGATATGGGATAACCGTATCAACATGTATAAAATTATTATAGGGATATAGGCCAATTCTGTTAAACCCTATTTTTTTAGCTGTTTTAGCAAGGGTAATTATATCCATACCACTTACATATATATCTGCTGCCTTCCCTTTTAGATGAGGGCTATCGATGAATCCATTTATTTCTTTATTATATTTTTTACATCTTACCCCTTCTAAAACATGAATAGGTTTATTAAGTTTGTTTCTTAAGCTCTGCAATAAACGTATAAGCTCCGGGTCTATCGGTCCTTTTTTCCCACAACCGCATTTGCAGGCAAATTCTTTTTCCATAAAATTTTGGCTCAAATATTTATATATATTATTCTCCATGCCCTTGCTCCTCTTCTCCCTGGACAGTTTTATTAATACTTTTTTGAAAATCTCTTTTATCGTCTTTCCCTCGGTTATTAAAATAAAAGGCTACCATCGTTCCCCAGGCTGTAAATTCCAAACCCATGACTCCCAAAGTATTGGTTTCGATTTCCCTTCCTATTATTAAAATTATTATAAAAATAATTACCTGCACAAATATCAATATCGAGAATATGTTAATAATAGACCTTCGTAAGGTTAATTTATCCCAAGTGTCCATGATCCGGTCAAGTGATTTAATTAATTTTATTATTTTCTCTTCTATCATGCTGTTTCGCTTTCGCTTTTCCCTTCTCTCCTTCTGGTTACTTCTTTCCACATATAAACAAACATACCTAAAAGTAAAGTAGCAAATAATCCTAATAAGATATTCCACCTTTCCACTAATGTATCTACTTTATCCATAAATACAGCAATATCTTTTTCGTTTTTCTGTGTTCTTATTTCAAGTTTATTAGCCTTATCTGTATTAATAACATCCCTTCTTACCAAACCATCTATTTGCCCTTCTATGCCGACTATCCTATTTTCTAAAATATTAACTTTGTCTGTTATAAAATCAGTTTTAGTTTCTATCCTATTTACTATAGCCATTATATTTGCCATTCTTTCACATAACTGAACGAGCCGTTCCCTGTCGGTTAAGGGATTATCTTGTGCATACCCTATTCCGCTAAATATCAATACTGCTAAAATTATTAAAATTAATTTCTTCATATTTTAATTCATCTCCTTTCTATGATATTGGTTCTTCGTTTGTTATTTCCCTCCATATTGCGAATCCTTCTGTCGCATCCGTACATATCCAGGCATCCACATCATAAATCCAAAGGCTTCCCTTGCTGTATCCTTCTGTTTCGTCATCGGTTACCAATGGATATGTTTCCGCTGCAAAATTGTTTTTAACTACATTTGTGGCCAATATTCCTATGCTTCCGTTGGCTGGGTATAAATTATCCCCTAATTTTACCTGGCCTACAATCGTGGCAAGGTCTTCTACGATTTGCCTTAATTCGTTTATAATATTTAGTTCATCCATGTAATCTGCTGTGGTTACCCTACCGGAAGTTCCTTGTGTAAATTTATGATTTGCCATATTATACCTCCAATTCTAAATTAAATATTGATTCTGATCCTGATATAAAATTACTATCTATTTTCCTTATCTTTGCCAATATAGTAGTGGCCATTGGGCTCTCTCCTTCTCCATCCTCTTTGAACAATATTTCGCCTTCTCCATTCGCTTTAAAGGATGTTACCCCATCATCTATTAATATGCTGTCCTGTCTTTCGAATGGTATCGGGATATCATATTCTATTTCTACCTTTAATTTTATCGTTTGGAACTTATTTAAATAATCTACAATTACCGTTTGGCATGTTGCTCTGTCCTGTATGAGATGATTTGTTATCGTCCCGCTCCTTCTCCTTCCAGCTTTATCAATAAAACTCTGGTCTGATATCTTTTCGCAACCAATCTCTCTGATGATCGTTTTGTAATTATACTCTTCATAGGTCGGTATTATATCGTCCAGGTCTTCATCTTCTAATTCTTCCATTTCAAATTCTTCTTCCTCATCATCAATAATTTCTTCTTCCCATTCTACCTCTTCTTCTGTTTCCGGGTCGATATCAGTATGCTTTAATACCATATATGGCTCTTCATAATATTTCTTCCCGGGAACTAAAACCGTAAAAAAAAAGGTTACCTTTTCTTCGTTTCCCCATTCTCCATCCATGAAAACATCTATCTCATTACATCCTGTAGTTCTTCCTAATCTTATTCCTACCCTGGTCGCTACCGATCCTTCTGGAATATCTCTTATAGTAACTGTCTTTTCTACTGATGTTGGAGAGATAACCGGTTCATCTTCCTCAAAGAGAAAATTCTGACTTGTGTTTACGGTTACGATATCATCATCTGCTCCGTATCCTATCCCTAAATCGTTTTTAGCTATTGCCTGAATTTTTAAGGTATCATTCGGTTTCAGATAAATCCCCAATTCTTCTCCTAACAATCCGCCTCCTAAAACATACGAATAAATTCCTAATTCAAAATCTCCTGGTGTTTGTGATTTTGGGAAAAATGCATCCCTGTAAAATATCCCGGCCCAATAATATCCGGTTATATAAATCCCTTCTGTATCATAAAGTGTATGTTCTTCAAGTTCTTCCGCTACCTTAAAACCGCTTAATATATTACAATAAAATTGAGCTCCCATTAAATCTCCGCTGTATTCTTTTATAATTCTAAATCCTAACCTCTCTACGATATTCGCTCCCTTGTCGGTTAACTCTCCATTCCCTTTGGCTTGCTGTGCTCCTACTTCGGTGCATTCACTCGTTGTAACTGTCGGTACGTTTTTCATCCATGAATCTGCTGTATATTTATCCTCTCCAATTTTAAAATATGCTCTAAACCACCAGATTGTAGTATGCTCATATTCTTCATCTCTTGAAAGACGATATAACCTATCTCCAAAAGCTACTTCATTCCCTTCGTATTCGTAGGCCCAATATTCACCTATATCCCAATATTCCTGATAAGCAGGTTTTGTCTTTATGACTTCTATTCCGGTGTCCTCTGGTGATGGCTCTTCATCTTGAATTATATATTCGAATCCTTTTTCAGTTATATTGCCTCCTTCTGTTATTTCTCCATATAATTTTATTGCTCCCTGTGTTGAGTCTGGCTCTGCTTTGATATTCTCTATTCCCATCATTGTATAAGTAACTATCAATTCAGGTCGGTATCCTTCTTCTGCTTCTTGAGTGAATATACTTATATAATCGGATGAAGGATTTGCAGTGGGTGCAGTAGAACTTATATCTTTGCTGCTTCTAAGGCTTAAACTTGTTATTTCTCCTTTAAGTATCATGTTTAAACCGTCTTCATTTAACTCTATTTCATTCCAATAATCTGACACCCAAGATGATGTATTAAGTGAACCACCGTCTCCTTCATAATTTTCTTCTCCCCAGTCATCAATAGAAAATCCAGTCCAATCAGGAAACTTTTGAATAACTAAGTCAAAGTTGACAGTTGGAGGATTACTAATATATCCACTATCATGCAATCTAAGAGTTGCACTTACAATTACAGCATTCGTAGGAATTTCGGATGTATCAAAAAATAAAAAACCTCTCCATATAAAATAAAAATGGTATGGTGGGTTTGGAGGAAAGGGGGTTCCATATACATGGCTCTGACCCACCATCATATTATCATCTTCTGCTTCTCTCTCAATATCATTTCCAGCACGTGCCACTGAATATGTGCCATTGCTACTTTTTAATTCTCCATCCCAATTATTATATCCGTAAAAAGTTACTTCTATCGGTTCGGCCATTTATGATATCTCCTCTTCTGTCCTAAAATAATACCATGCAGAATATCTTTTATTCCCTTTGTTATCTTCCGCATAGGCCTGGAATTTATAATCAGTTCCTGGTGTAAGTCCGGTTATAATATGTTCATAATATCCGATACCCAGATCCCCGCCTGATTCATACCATGCGATATCTGCTTCTCCTTCTATCTTCCAAATAAATCCTCTCTTAATTATTAGGTTCCCGCCATCATCAGTTGTCGCTCCTTTTAGTTTCCCGCTGGTGCTGTCCAGCCCGCTGACAGAAGAATAGGCCATAACTGATAACCAATTTCTTTTCATTTCCCGGGTCTCTCCTTTTATTATGATCTGGTTATATAATTCATCCAGCCTCTCTTCTGTCTTTTTGATAATATACTCATGATCATTAATCCTCTTAACAGTTTCGCTTAATTCTGGTATTGGCTTAAAGCATGCTTCATGGTTTCCGTTAATATAAAATCGATATATAACCACCTCTGTCAGCATATTTATTGCTCTGATATAAGCCGTTCCGCTATCAAACCATACCCTGTCTATCTGTTTCCCGGTTGGAGTACATAATAATGGATTATTCAACCACAAAAATTTCTCTGATAAAGTTAATATCCCGGATTCTACTAAAAGGTCGGCCACCACATTTTCTACCGCTTGAGGAGTGAAATAATATAACCATAAACAGCCTACTCCGCTCTCTCTCGGTACGCTTGGTTTCAAGAATACAAATTCGTTAATATCCCAATCATAAGTCCACTCACTGTTGAGCCAGATCTCCTCAAATCCTGTACCATCTCCTGTCCTGTCCAGGAATGCTCGATATATTCCTTTGCAGTCTTCTTCCATTGTATAATGTTCCTGGTCTGCTACTATGTCATATTTCTTATTCTTTCCCCACCATAAATTCTTTAGGTAGATTTCTGAAAGGTATGCAATATAATCCCTTCCGGTTATATTACAGGTTTCCCCTGCTTCATCATATTGTGTTGTCGGCTTATCTACTATCCCATACAACCAGCTCCAATAATAATCTTCTGGTTCTATTTCGGTTTCTACTTCTTCTTTTACTTCCCATTCTATATATAATTTTGGCTGCTTATCAGCCTGCTCCGATGTGTATATAGATAGCATATCTATCCCAGTTGGAGCTACTCCATCAATATCTTTACTACTTCTTAATCCCAATTTTGTTTCTCCACCTTTATTAATTGCACTAACATCTAATTCAATATCGTTATAAACGCCTTCCGAAATATCGTCTGTACTGATACTTCCTAAATTACCGCTATATTTCGTCTTGTCATAATCTCCAGCGAATATCGGTTTTTCAAAACTGATAGTTTGAACAATAATATTAAAAGCTGTTTCAATATATGTATAGGGTGCTCCTGTGTCATGTATCTTTAATGTCGCTTTGGTTATTATAGCTCCTTCTGGGATATCCGAAGTATCGAAAAATAAGGCACTCCTATAAATGGCATAATCAGGCTCTCCGGGGTCTGGTATATAAAACTGTCCTATTGTGATAAAAGTGTCCAAATCCACTACTGCCAGCCCATTTGGGTTATCCCTTGCTGTGTCATAGACATCATTACCCTGGAATATACAACCATCTACGCTATCTCCATTAAAGGTTTCATCGAATTCTTCTATTTCTTCTTCTGTTGTGGTTACACCTGTTCTGATTCCCAGATATAATCTTATCTTCCTTCCCTCTTTAATATGACCATAACAGCTTGCTCCGGTGTCATGAAATGAATATCTGTCTTTGGTATTTAGGAGATTTATATTAAAAGATAAGGCACAAGTATTCTGGAATAGGTTGGTTATATTTGATTGTATAGAGAAATCCTTGACATCTTGTAATTCTACCCAGCTCCCCAGACCATCTTTGTCTACCTCAACCTTGCCCAATATTATATTCGCTTTATTTTCAAAATCACTAACAATTAAACCTTGCAGATCCTGCATGTTATACCTCTATTAAATTAAATTTTATATCATACGCCTGGGCTGTGCCTAATATTGGATTCTTTGGAATGGTTTCCGGTACGATCCTGACCGTATAATTATCCGTTCCTATGATTAAATTCAAATCATTTTCTTTGCTGTTCTCCACTTCGGCCATTAAATCAACCCAGATATCATTGGTTACAAAAGTTAATGAAACGGTAAAAATATATTTATCCTCTTTGGCATATTGTATTCTTTTCGCTCCGCTTGGTGTGGTATGTACCGTTCCATGCATCTGGTATCCGTAATCTACTTTTGCATATTCGAACGTGGTTTCGCTATCTGTTATTCCTAATTTTATATCCATATTTATCCCCTCTGCAGAACGATATTATTTGCTCGGCATTGATTGTAAAATTCATCAAATAACCATTTCCCGGCTTTCTTTATAGCATTCTCATCCAGTTTATTTGTGGTTATATTAAATGCTCCCTCATTTATATTTAGGTTAATCTGATTATTCCCTGGTGCTTCCCCTGGTTTCGATACCACTTCTCTATCTTTTAATAAGGCCAGGCCTTCTCCTCCGGGGATAACTGTCCTTACCATACCTCCGGAATGCATCGCTACTAATTTGATTCCTTCCTTTTTCTCCGCTGCACTCAATTGGTTCTGGCTTCTTAATGCAATAGTATTCCCTTCGGAATCTACAACCTTATATATTGTCGCTGCTGCTTTTGTGGCTGCTTTCGCTTTTACAGATGCCAATGCTCCCAATGTATTTATCTGTGCATTATAAGCTGCGGTCACGCTTGCTATTTCTGCTTTTTCTTCTGATGCACTTTTCCCTGCTTGTTTTGCTGATTCTATTAAAGCATCTCTCTTTTCTTTTAATTTTTTCACAATCTCATCTATTTCGAGATTGTACCATTCAGCTATTTCTTCCATAGCTTTTTTTTCTTCTTCTGCTGATAGCCCTGCTGCCTTAACATTCTCTTCAAGCTCTTTTCTTTTCTCTTTTAAAGCATCAACTATATTTATGGTTTTTAAGGCATATTCCCCTTCTGATAATGTTAGTTCATCTATTCTGTCTTTTACTGGCCCCATTGCATTGGAATAATCTTCAAATGCTTTCGCTGATTTCTCGGCCATTACCTTACTTTCTTCCCCTAATCTAATAACCCATTCCTCAAAAGTCTCAATAACTTGACCCCATTCATTCAACTTTCCTTTGGCTTCCTCTGCTCCTGTCGCTACTCCATCCAGGGATGTTGTCAGCCCATCTGTTTCTGTTGCCAGGTTTTTTGTCGTTGTGGTAGCTCCTTCTTCTGTTGTGGCCAGGTCATCTATTGCCCCCCCGGTTTTATCTGTTGAGTCTTTTAAATCATCAGTAGAATCAATTATCTCCTCTGTCTTCTCTTTGTATAAATGCAGCTTTTCCGCTACCCATTTTACCTTATCTCCTAACCAGGCAAACTTATCTACTATCCAATCAATTTTTCTGCTTATCCATTCGGTTATTTGTGACCAATTTTTCCAGAGCAATACAATCGCTGCGATAACTGCTGTTATACCTATAACCCACCAGGTCAGAGGATTTGCTAATATAGAGGCTGTAAAAGCCCAGACCTTTGTTGTTGCTGCTATAATTTGTGGTAAGAAATTTGATTTCATTATAGTTCCAATGATGGTCATGGCTGATCCCATCCCGGTTAGTAATGGTGCATAATTCGCTGCTCCGGCTATAAAGTCTCCCATTTTATATTTTAATTCATCGATAGCATGCTGTATTTTTTGCATCGGTGTATAAAGCTCATTATTTCTTTTGGCATTCTCTGCTATAATGTCCGAACTTTCCGCTACCTTCTGGCTGTAGGTATCCCACATTTCACTTGTTATCCCCAGGGTCTCTTTAAGTTTATTTATATCTCCATCTGCTGATGTTACTGCTGTCCTGAATTCCTGCATGGCTACTCTGGAAGTCATTCCAAATTCTTTTTGCATGATCCCTAATACTACCGCTGCTTCATTTACTCCCATCTTTAATTCTCTCATCTCCGGTGCTAATCTACCTACTGAATTAATAAAATCTCCAACATCCATTGTAGTATTTCTCTGTATGAATCCAAAGGCTGCCAGGGCTTTCCCTTCTTCTCCTGCTGCTATTCCTAATGCTTTTAAGGATACCCCGGCCTCTGCTAATACTGGAGCACTTTCTCCGGTTGCATCTCCAACCATATCCCAGAATTGGGCATATTTTTTAAGGCTATCTGCACTTTCTATCCCTAACCTCGTTCCTGTTTCCATAATAGCCAATACTTCTTTCAATGGGAATGTGACGTTTGAAGTGTCTATAACTAATTGCCTCATAGCTTTGCTATCTATATCCAAATAATCGGCAAGTCTCCTGGTAGTTTCTGTAAGTGGTGCACTTGACCTGGCCAGCATCTCTATCCCTGCTCCCAAAGCTACTGCTGCTACTCCGGCTACCTGCATGGTTTTTCCTGCACCTGCCCATTTCTCTTGTATGGTTTTCCCTGTGCTTTGAACCTTTGAATCTATTTTATCCATTACCGGGGATAGCTGGTCTACCCCTTTTACAACAACTTCCATTACGTTTGCCATTTATTTCTTCACCTTCTCTCTGGCTTGTTTCCGAGCCTCGGCATATTTATCGTTTCCGTAGTTTTCGCTGCTCCCCTGCTGTCGTCTATGGTATTCTTCATATCCCAATTCTATAAAGATTTTCTGGGTATTAGTCATATCCTGGTATCTATCTATAAAACGTATCCCTGCAATATGGTATGCTATAATGTTCTGTCCTTCTCCACTGTTAACGAAAAAACTGCAATGCCTTCAGCTCCTCCTCTTGTATCCCGCTTATTTTATATATTTCATCTGCTATTTTCTTAATGATCCCTGGAGGAGATAATTGCCTTAATTCCTCTTCTGTTAGTCCTTCTTCTACTATCCCATATTTACAGGCCAGAATATTCTTTTCAAAGTCTCCTTTTTGAAGTGTTTCTATATCAAAATTAAACTTAATAGATTGCTTTGTTTTATCTTTGTCTACTTCGCCTGCTTTATCAAATATAGGAGTGAATTCTGTTTTGGCTGATTTCACTGCCATCGCGCTTATTTCTGTCCACTCCCCTTCGGTTAAAGGCCTAATCTGGATTTCCCCTCCAAGCTCCTTTATATTAATTTTCTTAATAAAATCTTTTCCCTTAAGTATCCGGTCTTTTATTGAGATTATATTTTCCATGATCCTTCTCCTTTTATTCTTTAAGACATAATATCATCATCCATGTCGTCATTGTTATTTAATAATGTAGCCAATACTTCAGCTTCTATTTCGGTTACTGCATCGGCCAAGGTTATAGTATCTATTAATGCTATTCCACTGAAGGCTTGAACGATTTCTCCTCTTCCGGAAGGTGGAGTTTTTAAGTCGGTATAAGCTAATTTCGGGAAGTTAAATTCCAGGCTGCCATCCGTTCCCGCATCGATGGTTAGGATCATGGCTTCGGTTGTTACTCCATTTACACTAACGCCTCCGGCTGCTCCCCAGAATTTTGTATATTCAGTCCAATCTTCAAAAAATAAATTTCCCTTTATATCAACATTTCTTGCTCCTACCGGGATTCTGCATGGATGTCTTTGTCCGAATCCTTTCCCTAGTCCAGCATCTGCTCCGTTGGTTATGCTTATAGTTAGATTCTTTATCTTGCAGTTATAATCTATAGCATCACCTAAAGCAAGGGAAGCATCTATAAAGGATAAATTGTTCTCATTAAATAAAGTTAAACCCGAAATCTCTTTTAAGGTTACTCTGGTGTCCTTTGCTCCGATGTTATCCAGGGTAGCAAATATAAAGGAATCTTCTATGGCTATCTCCAGGCCATTCATCACACATCCTCTGAATACATGCTCAAATATATCCTTTCCCAGCCTTACGGTATACGAAGGTAGTACGGTATTTTCTTTAGGATAGATTTCGTGGGTATTGGTTCCCGCTCCTCCATCGGTATAAACATAATTTCCTAATGCCCACTTTAAAAAGTATCCTATTGAACGAATGTCAATAGCGTATACCACGTTCCCTGCCGGCACATAATACCCCGGTCTTATTATTTTCCTACCTCTGCTTAATCCTCCTTCAAAATGTAAGTTAGGATCGGATGGTGCATCCAGGGTGGCTGATGCTATATCAATATGGAATACTGCTTCCGGTGCAACCGCTGGATTAAAATTCTCTTCTTCACAAAAACCGCAATAACGGCGCGGTTCTGTCATTATAATCATCTCCTTTCATTTAATATTAATATTTTATTACCCTTTTTTGCGTTACAAATCCTACATGCTGGAATAACATTCTCTTTCGTATTATCCCCTCCTTTGCTTATTGGTATTGTATGGTCTCTTGTAGGTAAATTGTCCTCATCAAAATCAATCCCGCAATAAGCACACTTATAATTATACTCTTTTAAAATATTTAACCACTCTTGATAGGTTAAAGTATTTATTATATTATTTTCCATTGCACGCCTTCTTGAATGCATTCTTTGATTTTTTGCTTTACCATTTTCTGTTTTAGCCCATTCTCTCCTATATAATATTTCTTTTTCTTTATTGTCTTTATGATATTTTTTACTATATTCCTTAATTTGTTCTACATTTTTATCCCGCCATCTTTTATTACGTCTTTGGCTTCCTATTTTCCCTTTTTCTGTTTTTTGATATTTCTTGTTATATTCATTTTCATTTTCCCTATTTTCTTCATGATATTTTTTCTTACCAGCTAATATTTTCTCTCTATTATTCTTTTGATATTCTTTAACTTTTTCTATTTCTTCTATTCTATTGTTTTCATAATATTCTTTTCTATATCTTGATATTTTATCTTTATTATTTTTTCTCCATTGTTTCATATATTCTTTGATGTGCTCTTTATTGTCTAACCGCCATTTTCTCATATATAGTTTATGATATAATCTTTCCATACTATCACTCGCGAACCGTAAAAGTAACGGTCAAAGTATAAACCGCACTATAATAATTTCCGTTTTGGAAGTATGGATTATTTCCATCAAATCTTTTGCTCTTTATATCTTGAAAAAATGTACCATGCCCGAATCCCAGGGTCCTATCAGCCAGCAATATATTTTTTGCCCTGGCTGTCAAATTATTTGCTTCTTTGTATCCGGCTTTCCCTTCTATTGCATTATAGACTACTCCAATGATAACGATATCCATATCCCAACTTTCCCATATGGTAGTTTTGGTAGTCGGGTTTATTATGGTTTCCCCTTCCATTACCCATATAGCTGGTGCTTCGGGTTTCTGGCTGGTTTTCATTCCAATGACTAATGCTTTAACATCATCCAATTTCCCTCCATCCTGTATGGCTCCGGATAATTTCTCTTCTATTTTATCCATGATATCGTCTATCGCATCTTCCAATGTTTTTAATTCCATTTTACCCTCCTGTTTCTCTTAAGGCTGTCCTTATAAATTCATCTATCCTATTTTCCCCTCTTTTCATTGCTCTTTCATGAAATGGGTTTGGCTTCTGGCCTTTTACGCTCTTGACAAATATCTCCATTCCTTTCCACATGAAATGAAGGCATCGCTTAGTAGTCGGTGTTATCTTTATCCCTCTCGGCCCATATATCCCGGTTCCGTAGGCTACGTGTGGAGCATATTCTACCCCGCTGACAAGTTTATACCAAAAATTGCTTAATTTTTCCATTTGCCAGCTTCCTCTTAACCTTCCATGGTCTATCGGTGGCTCTTCTCTTAAACCTGCCCACACTTCTGTTACCAGGTAAAAGAAGGCCTGCTTACTGGCTGCCTTTGGTATCTCCATTATCTTTTTTACTTGCTCCGGGTCGATATATATTTTAAGGCTCATTAATCTATCTCACTTATTGGGATATCTCTCTGGTCGTCTACCATGCCAACCACTCTATTAAATGAAAACTCCGGCTTTTTGTAATATAAACTTAATTCTTTTTTTAACGAATCGGTTAAAATTTTATCTTCTACCATTTTTGTATTCCAGTCGTCTATCCTTATCACCGGGGATTCCCTATTCATGTATGCTAATTTTACCATATTTGTACAGGCTCTCATAGCTATATTATGTATTCCTTCCGGGATCACTAATTTCTCTATATCCGCTACCCAGAAATACCCTCCTACTTCATCTACTAATTTCAGGCCTATACTTTTAATGCTCGCGTAGGCTGCTTTGCTCCCCAGGTAAAATTTACATAGTTTCCATTCGTTATCATACATCTCCGGGAAGTCTATTGTCTTCACGATCGTACCACAATTGATTGCACTCGATAATAAAAGCTGGATTGCTCCTTTTTCGCAGTCTACATAAGGCTTTACTTTTATCATTATTATTTTTGCATCGCTCAAGTCCTGGTAATCTGTTTCAATTGCCTTGCTGGCTATTACTGTATTCGCTCCTACGGTTGACGATATCTCTATCCGGTTAACCGCTATCCGTTCTTCCCCTTTTGGTAATTCATAGGGATCGGTTTCCAATGCTATGGTCACTCCGGCTACTGTCTGCTCATTCCATTCCTCTACTCCCTGGTCCACTATTCTCTTTTCTCCAAAGGTCAAATCGTTTAGAAGATTCCTTCCCCTATCCCTATTAATTAGGCTTGCTACTTGTTTCAGCCAGTCTTCTATCATGGTATCCATTTCGGTTTCCCCAGACAATCCTAATTTAGCATAAGTGATTCCGCTATATCTTTTAACATCTGCTACGGTAGAATAATATTGGTTTGCCATCGTATCATCTCCTTATTTTTTCCCTTTTAATTTATATTTCTCTTCCGGATGTGCCATAGTAATATGTGTTATAAGACCATGCCTTTTATCAAATTCCCTATCACATATCGGGCATATATAACGGCATTCGGTTATCTCCAGATCCTTGCAGGCTTTTATTTCTTTAAATGTTCTATCTCTTATATTGTATTCTCTTCCTTCTTCCGGTGGGAACACACATTTATTCCGGTTGATTCTTTCCCCTTTATGATTAAAAACCTTTATTCTATATTTTAAATTTAACATCTTATCCTCCTGATCCTATTCTATCATCTCAATAACCAAGCTGACATGAGATTTTATTTCCTTGAATGTTCTTAAATTTATAGTCATTTCCTTTGTTGTTTCCCCTGGCTGGAATATATGCCCTCCTCTAAATATCGGGGTCGCTCCTTTGTTGTATACCCTTATATTGTTTCTTAAACGTTCATTATCTTTCATCGGGAGAATCTTCACTGCAGGGTAATATTTTTTTATTTTCCCTTCCCGAACTTCCCTCATTATTTTATTAACTATTTTTTTATATTTACCCAGGTCTTTATCCATGACATTGTCTTCTCTTATCTGCTCTGTTATCACTAATTTTTCCAGCCTATCCGGGATTCCCCTTATGGTTTTTTCATCTATATTCCTTAATACAATACCCCATTTATTTCTGTATATCTTCATTCCCCTTCCTCCCTGGTATCCTATGGTCGGTATCCCTGCTGCCAGATAATCCCATACTTTATTTCCTACACAGCTCTGGGTATATTGGTATGCTCCAACCGGAACATGGTCCTTATTATAACCATGGAATCCTGCTGTGTATCTTGTCATCTCCTGGAGCAATATTTTATATGGTAAGGTCTCATGAATCTTACATCCTATCCCCTTGTATTCCGATAGTTTTCCGGTATTGTAGCTTGCTGAATAAATATGCACATTCCAGCCTGCCTTTATAAATTGAGTAAATATTTCATGATAGCATCGGTATCCGAAAGGCCTTCTATTTCTTGCCCAGCCTGGCATTATCCCGCCTGCATAAACTAAATTCAGGCCAGGGAGCTTTGGCTTCGGTTCTAATCCTTCCAGGTCTTTTGCCAGTGGCCTGGTATGTATTATCTTATAATATGGTACATGCCATCCTTCGGTGTTTCTCTTCTTAATTAAATATTCTGCATGTCCTTCGCTGGTCAGGATCATGGCTGAAGCATTTTCTATCATTTCCCGCTCCGTATTATATCCTTCCCTTGTGCCTATCCTCATGCTGCTTATGTCATTTTCGATTAATAAATAAGGGATCTTGTATCTCATGGCTATCCTATAATCTGTCCGGTTATCTCCTCTGATCACCATGAAGTCCGGATGTTCTTCCTCTATGTACTGCCTGACTTCCTGTATGTTGTCTTTTATAATGATCCCACCGAAGTTGTCTTTCATAAAATTTATATTTTTATAAGCAGTTCCTTCGTACCATCTGCTGATGTGGTATAATATTTTTTGCTTATGCTGCTTCATTGGTCTCCTCTCTTGTAATTCCAAAGTCTTTTAGTATCTCTCTTATATCATTTTTGTCTTCTATTTCGCTCCAGTCCTTTTTCCCTCCCTTCCCTGCTTCAAAATAGGAAGAATCATTTCTCTTATGAACGGTATCCATATAATTTATCCCGGATAATAATTCGTGTTTTAGCAGGATCGCTCCTCCATGTCCGTTCTTTAGTGCATACCTTTTCCCCAATCGGTATTCTGGTGTCTTGTATATTAAAACATAAGATTGTGGTGAGGCATAATGAAAATAGGCCAGCCTCCCCTGGTTTATGTCGTAGGTATAGCATCTCTGGCTGATCAGCACTTCTGTTTCCGGCTTCGGGTATATATTGTGTAGCAAATCAATAAAGTTCTTTTCATACATATCGTCTGAATCCATTCTCACCTGGTATAAGTGCTCATATCCCCTGATTAACTCCTGTGTCTTTTCGTGGTATTCTTTTACTCCAACGATTAAAACGTTCCCGGGTATTAACCGCTCTATTCGCTCTTTTATATATTCCAGGGTCTCATCCCTGCATCGCAGCATAGCAGTAAACCATTGATTGGTTTGTGCCTTTAGGCTTTTAACGTTCCAGCCTATAAATAGTTTTAATCGGTAGTCTATCCATTCTTCATTTAGCTCGTTTTCCTTATTAAATCCCTGTACATTAAAAGGTATTTGTACTATTATCTTTTTATTCATATTCCCTTCCTCCAGAAACAAGTTTTAATATAATCCGGTGGGCTATTCCATTCCTCTTTGTGTAATGGTATTAAACCATACTTCTCTACGGTCTCTTTGGTATTATCCTCTGTTAGCTTGCTCCTGGCTACCGATTCCCAATCATGTGAAGCAATAATAGAGTCCTTTTTTAATAATCCGGTAAAGAATTTAAATTCCCCTATTTTATCTCCTCCATCACACATAAAAAATATTGGCTGGTCTGCATATTCTATAATCTCTGCTATTGATTCTTCCTGGAAGCAATCTCTAACCACATATTTAATATTTAATAACTTAAATAGCTTTGGTTCTTTGTAGGCTGTTATTCCCACTCCTTCTTTTACGAATCCTTTTAAATCATAAGTCATTAATGGTTTTAATTCTCTCTCGTAACATTCAAGACCCAGGAATACTGACAATGCTCCCGCTCCGGTCCCTGTTTCAATGATCCCCTTCACTTGTTTGTTCTCATTTAAAACTTCATCGATGACTTTATAAATCCAATAGGTATGTCTTTGCCTTATTCCTAAAAATGTTTTATACCATCTGTTATATTCCTTATTCATATCCCAGCTCCTTTTCGGCCTGCTCCCATAATTTTCCAAGGTAATTTTCCCAAAATGGTAGATATACGCAAGTCCTTCCTGGGTGTGGTGTGACTTCTCCAAGATATACTCCCTCCGGTATATCATATAAATCTATCCTTACGTATGGATGGGCTATCTCTTTTGAGAGCTTTGCTGCTGTTTCTAATATTTCCTCCGGATGCAATGGCCCTGGCAAGCTATTATTTATTTCGTAAGTGAATATTTTACTGCATATATTTTCAATGTTCTTCCATTCGCTGGTCCAATATTTATGGTATTTAATATGATCATCTCTTTTAAACTGCTCTATAATTCCTATCTTGCCATTGAAGGTATGTACCTTCCAATCGTGTGGCAAAGGATTTATCAATAATTCTTCAATCCATAGTTCCCGGCTATGTTTTTCTTTGGCTTCCGGCAGCGTACCTTCCATGTAATAATCTATTATTTGTTTTATGCTCATTACCTTTTTTCTTAATATGTCCTTATATTTACCCTGTTTGTTTCTTACTAAAGGCAGCACTCCCTTTGTTGAACATCCATGCTGTGGTTTTATGATAAATTGCTCCGGTAAAATATCCCAATATACGCTCAATATTGAACTATATAATCGTATAACCTCTGCGTGTTTTATCCCATGCTGGTCTGCTAAATTGTAAGCTCTCAATTTATAAGCGATTTTATCTACCGGATGTTCTTTCCCTTTATACCTCTTTATTGATTCCCTTATTTTATTATTATATCCAGCCATTATTCTTTCCTCACTTCAATAAATAATTTATTTAATGCCTGGGCTGTTTCTAATAATGACATTCTACTCTTGTCTTCCCCGGTGTGGATTAAAAACTCGGTGTCCTTTGGTAGGCATTTACCATCTGCTCCTCTGTACCCTCCATCGTTTGCTTTCAGATGTCTCTCGTTTACGTTCTGGTCCAATTTAAATATTTCGTATATATTCTCGTAGTCTGCAAATAATGCCTTTGCTAAATCATACAATTCCTCTGCGAATACTACCTTTGTTAATGCCAGGCTGTTTAAGGCCAATTTCGCTAGTTCCGCTTCTATCGGTTTTACCTGTATAACTCCGGTGTATATTCTCTTGCGAAAAAGGCTCGATATTAATTCAAAGGTCTTTTCGCTTTCCGTTCCTATAACTATTTTATCCGGTCTTATAGAATCGTACTCCGCATTCCATTCTCTTAAAAATTCTGGCATAAATGCGAATTCTCTTTTATGCCTTATTGACATCCGGTCTGTCGTCCCTGGGATTGTTGTGGTTCTTATTACGAATAATCCTTTTTTATTTGCTTCTGACAGGGTATCTATTAGTATTATAAGGTTTTTCATGCTCTTGTCTTTTTCATTAATGCATATGAATATAATGTCGCTTTTGCTTATGTCCTCTGTGTATCCTTTATCCGGGTCAAATATCCTAATATAACAATCTTCTCTTAATAGCTTTCTTGTCGCTTCTCCTACTACTCCGTATCCCACAATTCCGATCTCTATCATTTGTGTGCTCCTCTCTTAAAGCAAGAGGCAATACATATCCCTACATACTGCCTCCGGTTTTTTAATTATTATACCTATAATATTTTTAGGATGCTGGATTCGATTTGTCTATGTATGCTACAATTACAGCATTCTCGTCTTCGTATCCCGCATCTACTTCCAGGGTCAAGATAAAGTCGGTTTGTCTTTTTTTTGCTTCTCTTTCTCTTTCGATGGTTACCTTGTGGAATACTCCCCAGACATGATTGTTCGGGTATCCGAGCATGGCCACGTCTCCACAGCCTCCTACTAATTCTGCTTTGGCTCGCTCTATCATCGGTACTCTCTCGATTGGAATCCCTTTGTAGGCCAGTTTCTGGTTTGTGGTATATACGCTATCTCCAAGAGAAGTTCCTCTGGCTTTTAATAAATCCCGATAGGCATTCTCTACCTCCCAATTTACCCAATATCTCCATGCTCCTACATCGGTTAGGTATTCTTTAGGCATTCCACCTAACATCGCATTGAACATATTTTCCGGGTAGGTGGCTGCAGCAGGGTTGAAATCCTCTGTACTTCCTCCGTAGACTGCGTTCGCTGCTTGTTTTATCCATCCGTTGGATTTGCTTAAGACGTGATCCTGTGCGTAGCTAAAATCGGTATCTGCAAATAATGCAAATTCCTCCATATCTCTTCCTACTGCTTCTCCTAATAAATCTATTAAGGTTTCCTCGAAGTTTTCCTTTTCGATATTTCTCCTTAAGGCTTTATCCTGGATACTAACAATAGCCTGGAATTCATGAACGGTTAATTTATTTATTGCTGTGGTTGGTTTCGCGTAGTCGCTCTCTGCTAATGTTCTATGATCCCCTGATGCATCGTCTCCAGAATCCAATACCCTCCCGGTGAAGGATATTCTGTCTATGTGGGCTATTTGTGCATCCATTGGCATATATCTGGCTTCCGGGAGTATAACGGTTTTCTCCTGCATTTTTCTGATAAATCTGGTTAGCTTGGTTGGTTGCAGTACCGCTTCCCCTAAAGCATCGATATCCACTATCCCGCCTTTTAAGGCTCTATCAATTAATTTCAGCATTTCTCCTTGGCTCAATGACATTTGTATCATCTCCTTTCGTTTTTTTTGATTTGTTTTTTTTATTCTTTCTTTTTAATTGCTCTTCCCATGCTGTCTCTGTCAAGTCCTTTCAGGTGATCCTTGACGGTATATTTTTTGGGAGGCTCTTCATCTTCTTGCCCTTTTTCCGCTTTGGATAGGCCTTTTCTGGCCTTCTGGAGTTTATCCAAAGTTTCTTTTAAGGTTAAATTTTCCGCTTTTAATGCATCCTTTTCCTCATCCTCTTCTTCTTCTGTTTCCTCTTCTTCTTTTTCCTCGGGTGTTTCCTCTTCTTTTTCCTCTTCTTCTTTTTTTGCTTTCCCGGCTTCTTTTTCTTCTTCCTTCTCTTCTTTAGGAAGCAATGCTTTCAGGCCTTCGTTTATTGGTTTTAATTTCTCATCCAGCCTCTCGTCCACTAATTTAATAACGTCTTTTTCTTCCATCTCCAATTCATCTCCTTTCATTTTTTTATCTTTCAAATAATCAGGTTTCCTCTCTTTATCTGCTTTGTCAATTAATTTCTGTAATGCTTCAAGAGCACTTTTTAATTTAGCAAAAGTATCATCCGATATGCTCCTCCCGGCTTTGGTCGCTTCCCTGGTTAGCTTTATGGTATTCTCTGTTATCTGGTCCAGGTCGTCTTTCTTGAAACGTTTTATAATTTTATCCCATACGCTCTCGTCTTGTTTCTCTCCCTGGAGCTCTGTTTTTTTCTTTATGGCAAAGAATTTCGCTTTCGGTACGCATGGCTCATCTACCAAACTAACAAATGGCACGAGCCAATCCTTCCCTAAATCTGCAATCAAGACTCTTTTCATGGCTGCGTTGAGGGATTCATCTACCCTCTTTCCTTTGGATACATCATTCATTATGCTCTTCAAAACATTGCTTTGTATTCCCATTATGCTAAACCCGGTTAGTTCTCCGCTCTCTACCTTCTTCCAGGCTGTGTCGTTTATCACTTTCGCTGCTAATACCCATGTTCCTTTTGGCAGGAGCATTTTCTCTCCAAAGGCTTCCACTTCCCAGGCCATCGGTAATATAAAAGTCTCTACTGGTTTCGCTACATTATTCAGGCCATGCATATAATCGATATTCCCATATTCCTCCATCCACTTATGAGCTACTCCTTCTATCTCCTCCGCTGTTAGGATCTTCTCTCCTATATCTTCATCGAGGTCCGGTTCTCCTGGTACTAATACTGCAGCATAGACTATCCGTTGTTTTTCTACCTTTTTGAATATTGGTCCAGTTAGTTCCGTTCCCTGTTTCTTCTCTTCCCCTGGCCATTTCTTATTGACATTATAATATAAGTATACTTTTAAGGCTTCGTTCATACCCTTTTCGGTGATATTTGCTTTAGCTTCATCAAGCAGGCTTTTTAATATGTAGGCTACTTCCACTTCTTTCGGATCTCCGGATTTAATTTTACCATCGATTATGGCATACTCAATTTCGTAGTTTTTACCGGTATTGTATTCTGTTAATATTACTGCATCTGGGAATGTATAAATTATATAGGATTCTTTAAAGTCTTTTTCGAAGTGTATTCTTAATTGCTCCCTTTTTTCTTCATATGATCCCTCTGCTCCTCTGGCCTTTTTCGCTGGCATATTCTCAACTCCTTTCATTCTTTATTTTAACTATTCCCCAACAAAAAAGCAGAGCATCTTTCCGAGTAATTCTGGCTCTCGAAGGTGCTCTGCTGTCATCAGGAGTTATTAAGGAATGTTAATTGAATATTTTACTTTAATACTATTTTACCAATTTTATTATTATCTGTCAAGGGTCGTTCAGGCATTTCCCATAAAGTCTTGTGTTTCTTCCTTCCGCAAACTATCTCTATGTATTGCTCATCAATGACTTTAAACAATAAATCCCCGCATTCTTTGCATCTTATTTCTCTTACTTTTCTCATGATCCCTCCTCTATGTTATTCTAATTAAATCACTTTCATAAAAATAATCCATTGCCGGAGCTATAAATCCTTCTGGCATAAGATAAGGGATTAGCGTACAACGACAGTTATGTGTTATAATGTTATTAGAAACATAAAAATTGTCTTTTGTTTGGAGGTTGTACACATGTCCATTAAAATTACTTCTTCTGGTATTAATAATATTATCCATCTTTATAGGAACGGATATTCTATTAAGGCCATCGCTAAAAATTATGGTGTTACTCATAAGGTTATTAGAAAGAGACTTGTTGATAACAATATCTTTATTAATTCCAAATTTCTTAATATTGATTTGCCTTCTGATAAGATTACAAATCTTTACCAAGAAGGTGAATCTGTTAAGTCCCTTGCTTCCAAGTTTAATGTTTCCAGAAATGTTATTTACCGCTACCTTACTGAATCTAATATTTCGGGTAGGAGCAGGTCTCAAGCTATGTATATTAGAATGGCCAAGACCTCCAAAGCTGAACGGCAAAGACTTACTGCAAAAGCTCACGATGCTGTCAGAGGTCGCAAGATTGGCATGGATGAGAAAATTAAAATGGCTATTAAAAGAAAAAAGACCGGACAATATATTGGAGCTGGAGAAAATAAACTTTTTAAAAAATTGACTAATAGAAATATTAAGGTTATCTCTCAACATAATATCTTTGGTTATAATATCGACCTCTTTACTCCCCCTTCCATCTGTATGGAAATCGTCTTTAGTGTTAATAACCCTTTTTACAGGACTCAATTTAGAACTCGATGCATATATCTCCTCAATGCTGGTTTTAACATAATTATTATTTGGGGTTCTAATAGGAAATTCAACGTTTCCAAATGTGCTAATTACCTTATCCCCATTATTAATATTGCCAAGAGGAATCCAACCTTTAGAAGTCAATATTGGGTGATTAGGAGTTCCGGACAATTCGTTGCCAGAGGAGGTTTTGATGGTAATAATTTTACCTTTATAGAACCTTCTGTAAACCCTTTTTGTTTCAGTAGCGTCTATTAGGGTATCACCAATAAAACAATTTATCCATTCCGCTATTGGTCCTGTTCTATCCCCTGGCCTTGATAATCCATTACTGAAGTTCCCTCCTACCTTTGATATCTGGCCATCTAAATATACATGATCTGCTGTATCCTCTGGTTCTAATCCTCTTACTCTTTCATCCCCGGCTGTTCTCCACATATCGTATTGAATCCCAAGCTGCAGTTCGGTTGCTTCTGCTCCTCTGTTTTGTGCTCCATTGATTTCTGTTCTGGCTACCCTCTTTAATTCGTACCCTTCCATATTTTCGAATACATTCCCCAGGTTATCCGCTGCTTTATCTATCCCGTATCCTTTTTCGTAACTGTCTTTTAGATTTCCCATAACCTCCCCGGTCATCCTATCTATGGTCTGCTCCGACGCTATAAAGGTTTGGTCTTTTAAAAGTTCTGATATTTCATCGCTAAATTCATTAAAAGCTAATGTAGGTAATACGGGAATTGTAACTTTGGGCTTTTTTGGTTTTTTTACTTTTATACTGCCATTTAAAATAAAGGCCATATTGCTTTTTATGCTTTTCCCCAGGCCTTGTTTTTTAAGTTCATTGACAGTCCTGGTCATGCCTGCCCTGATTGCCTCTTGCGTATTATCCATGACAATATTAGTATATTCCTCTTTGGCTTCCGCTAATGGTGCAAGTAAGGCTTTTAATTCCATGTCCGAGGATGGTATCCGGTCCAGCTTTTTTAATTGCTCCAGTACCTCTTTATTCTTTTGTCTTATTAATACTCTTAACTTCTGATATAACTTGTTTTCTTCCTTCATCAAGTTCCCTGGAATCTTTTTCCAGGTCCGCAATTGCTTTTGTATACCTTCTATCTCTATCAGAAGTTTTATTGCTAGTTTTGTTGACATAATCAATTAACCCCTCGATTAATTTACTTTTTAAACCTTGCAGTACTCCGGTTATTTCGCTTTCCGGTATAAAGTTCCCTGCATCAATTGCCTGGCCATTTATATAATGCAAATCCATCGCTGGATTATCTTCACACTTCTCTACTCCAAAATGATCCCCTACATATTCTATGGCTTCGTTTGGTGTCATTACTGCACATCCAATTAATTTAACTACTCTGTCAATTTCTTTATCAATGTCTTCCAGGTCAATGGAATTAAGTTCCCATTTCCAATCGGTTATTCCGAGGGTCGGTAGGATCTCATGGTTCATGATATGATTATAAACTTCCTGTCTTGGTTTGATTACGCTGGTGTAATATATAACGGTTGACTCTGCTCCCAGGTTGCCTGCTAACGTTCCGGTCTCATATATTCCCATCCGGTATGGTGGTATAGCATGTGCGGTTATAACTTCGTTCCGGTTGTCTACTCTATAAAGTCTGAATGAAGCTTCTTTGATATCGGTAGATAAAGGCTCTACTTTTACTTCTATCTCTCCTCCCAATGCTGATGCTGATTTTGGTATGGTCAGAATCATAACTGATTGCGGATTCTTTATAACCTCTTTAAATTTTTCCTCTATATTTTTGACCAGCTCTGTTTTTCCGGTATCCGGGTCTTTATCCCCAGGGTCAAAGTCTCCACATATCGAAACCATATAAGCTGGCACTCCGTAATTATTAAAAAAGGCTATATTGTAATCTCTTCTGGAGATATCCCCGGTAATCGCTCCGATCGCTGGTGTGATGTCCGGGATTCCGTAGAAGCAACTCCTGGGAGTATAATTTACGTTCCATATAATTTCGTTTCCCCTGGTATCTTTATCCAGGCTCTTCCCTGTTTCTTCTGCTCCTGTATCTCTTTTTACATCTTTTTCATAATCGAATAACCTGAACCAATTCTTTTTATTATCCCTGGCCTGACAGAATTTGTTTCCTTCTTTGTGTATCCTTACGGTGTGTGCTGGGATATGTCGGATCTGGTTTACTGGTCCATCGAATGCATTTTCTTCCCTGGCTATCTCCATTGAAAAAAATCCTACAAGTTCTTTGTCAAGCTGTGTCTTTTTTATGGTCTCCTCCAGGCCTTCCTCCTGGCCTTTTATGAATTCCTCTATCGCTTCTTTTTGCTCATCGCTTGGCTTATCCACTAAAGGCACTAACTTCCAACCGTTCCCGGCCACATCCTCTGCTTTTGTTCTGCAGGCTCTCATATGATAGGTGTTAATCTCTAATAGTTTTGCCATAGTAAGTGGTTCATATAATGGCTTTACCAATGATCCTTCATTATAATCTGCATTTGCAAATACATCTTTCCCCAGCTGCTTACTCTCTGCTGTCTGGTATCCGGCCAGCACGTCTGTCTTTATTACTTCCGCTCGGTTGGTTACCACGCAATATGGCACCCATTTATTTGCTGTTATCGGTGCTTCTTTTGTACTCTTTGTCATGTTTTATCCTCCTCTCTTATTTAGAATAATGTTTCCGGGATCTTGTTTATTCTCTTGTTCGCCATATCAATATATTCCTGCTTTAACTCTATTCCTAAATCTTATATCCCCTGCTTTAGTTTCTATTGAAAAATCATGCTCGCAACCTTCTACACCGTCCCAGATAATAGGTTCAATACCGAAATCTCTCAACTACAAGCCCCAGTAAGGAGGGCTGGTAACCACACAATTAACTGATTCATCTGGTATCGTTTTTAAAATTGTTAATGAATCACCTTGTATTATTTTATTAACCCACTCTTGTTGAGACATTTGGCATCACCCCCTTTATGTCTTTTTTTATAATTATATCTTATCTTTTTAAT